AGAGGGAAATGGACTTCATGCCTATCGCGTTCCGCTTAGTGGCGGTGGAAGCATTAAAGGTGACGTAATTGTTTCATCTAAAAAAGGTGCTGATGAGTGGGTGATGGAAGTAAAGTGCAGGGCGGATGGTTTTAAAAATCTGTACAAGTGGAAAGGTGATAACGATGCGCTTGTTATTAAAGCTGACAGGCAGTCCGAACTTATCCTGATTGATTTAGATGATTTTTTTGAACTACTAGCAAATCAAAAGTGATTGTTAATTTATCCAGATCAGAAGAAAGCATATGTGCGCAGGCAGGTAATGCCAGAACTTCTTTTGCCAGATATGCAGGCTTAAATAATCAGAAGGTTGTTAACAGATCTGATCTGGATTTGCTTGGAGTGCGCGGAGAAATGGCTGTTGCTAAGATGTTTGATCTAGATTGGACTGCCAACGCTATTGGGCATGATGATGGTGTTGATATGTTTTTTGGTGATTGCTCAATCGATGTAAAGACAGGATTTGAGAATGCCAGAATGCTTCTTTTTAGGAATTTAGATAAATTTAGATCTGATGTTGCTATTTTTTGCAGGCAGAAAGGCAAGCAGATAGAGGTTGTTGGATGGTGCAGTCGCGTTGATTTTAAATTTAAATCTAAAGAAGTTGATTTAGGTCATGGAAAAACATGGGGTTTAGACGAAAAACTTTTAAATAAAATAGAATATTTATGGAAAATACTGAAACAGAAACAGTTAAAGAATTAGAATTTTGTCCGATTTGTAAGACTGCTTTAACTGTGGTTAATGTTCATGGACATTATCAATGCGTAACCTGCAAAGCTGTGATCAGTGAATGCTGTAATGGTGAAAGGGCAGATAATGAGCAGGCATAAGCAGGATTATTACCCAACACCAGAAATAGCTACTCAAGCATTGTTAGAGCGTGAAATGTTTGCACCTATTGTTTGGGAATGTGCTAGTGGTGATGGATCAATCAGCAAAGTATTAGAGAAACATAATTATAAAACATATAACACTGATTTATTTGATTATGATTATGGTGAAAGCAATCAGGATTTTTTAAAATTTAAAGATTTACCTTTTACGAATTGCGATATTATTACAAACCCACCTTTTAAATTGGCAAATGATTTTGTTTTAAAAGCAATAGAATTAAAACCCAGAAAGTTTGCGTTTCTATTAAGGCTTGCTTTTTTGGAAGGTATTTGGAGAAAAGAAAATATATTTGTAAAACATCCGCCAACAAATGTTTATGTTTTTTCCAGAAGATTGACAATCTGGCGTGGTGATCAGGCTATAAAAGGCACTGGTACGACTGCCTACGCATGGTTTGTGTGGAACTTATACAATGTTAGCTACACCAGTAAGGTTAACTGGATATGATTAAACGCTCCAAACATACGACTGATTACACTGTTATTCCTAACGCTATTATGGAAGATAAAGATCTAAGCTGTGAGTGTTTAGGTATGTTAACTTATTTGATTGGCAAGCCTAGTAATTGGAAGATACAGGCTGAGTTCTTAGGCAAGCGTTTTGGATGGGGTAAGACTAAGGTTTATACAATATTAAAGAAGCTGATTGATGCAGGTTATGTAACCAGAAAGGCTAACATTGTTAAAGGATTAAAGCGCGGTTCTGAATATACTGTCTATGATACTAAAATGGCAGAAAAGCCCCATTGTTCGCAAACACGAACATCCGATGCCCCCATTGTTCGCGTAGGCGGTCACATAATAAGTAATAATAACCTAAGTTATATATATAAAGAAAAAATATATAAAAAAGAAAAAGAATATGAAAAGGAGTTTAAGGAATTTAAATTAGAATATCCAAGATCTAATAATAGAAGCACATGGATTGGCGGTACAAAGATTTATGAAAAGTTTAAAAAGGTTTTAAATAAAGGATTATCTTTTGATGCTTTGATGAAAGGTTTACGCCTGTACAAGCAAGACCAGACTGTAAAGGATGGATACGCTAAGAATGTACTGACATGGCTTAATCAAGAAGGTTGGACATATGAACCACCACAAGCTGAACAGGTAATACCATTTTCTATAAAGCAGGATGATGATTTTATTTTAAAGCAATGGAATGAATCAGATGAATGGTTTAGAGGAAGATTAAAACGCAACCATGATTTTGCATTGCGTAGTTTGTTGGCAGAAGGAAAGATTGTTCAAGAGGAATATGACAATGCCTAAGAAGAAGAAACAGGAACAGGCTGATATAGATGTACTTCCTACTTTTGAGCGGACACAACATAACACTATTGAGGAAAGAACAGGGAAAGGCGGAAAGAGAAAGAGGATTGTCGTTGATGGTACTGCTCTGGATTATTACATCAGGAATAGTATCATTACTAAAGAGCAATATGCAGTTGGTTTAAGGCTTTATACTTTATGGCGCATAGCAGGCTTGGAGAAGAACATAACAATGAAATGGGATTTATTACCTTCTGGGCATGATGACAATGGCACTGACAGGTCTGCGATCGCGAGAAGAGATTTACAGATATTGTCTAGAGAAATGGGTAAAGAGATATTTAAAGTTGTTGAGAATGTTTGTTGTTACAATATGATGGCAACTGAATGGGCAGAGAATGTAGGCAGGTCAAAGCGCAGTGCTATTGATATACTACGCTTTTGCCTAGATGCATTAGAGAATGCTTTTAATAGAGTAGCTGAGTTACGCAAGCAGAAGGTAAATGCAAAGTAATATCATACAGCTTGTAAAGAAATGCAGTAAAAGACTTTCCCACCATTTCATGCGTTGGAATACAGTGCGATGATATATCCTGCCTATGGATCTGTCTAATGGATCTGGAGTTGCTTTTGATATGTGCTTTAATAATAACTTTTTCGATGTTTCTTTTGTAAGCATAATAACCTCTAATAACATTTAAATACTAATAATATATATTAACTATAGGTTAATATGTCAATATAGAAGTTTTTTTTACTTGTCTAAGTGCGCGCAGTAGTATATCTAAATTATTAAGATAAGTATAATAGGCATTTTTTATATTTATTCCTCCTAGAAGATAAACTTTAGGGGCAGAGTTATAACCTTTCTCTGCTCCTTTTTTTATGGATTGATTATGGCAAGAGCAAAAACATTTCAACAGGCAATGCAGAATGAGTTCCTCAAAAGAATAGGTGAAGGAAGAAGCGCAAGATCTGTATGCAAGGATAAAGATATGTGCAGTTGGTCGCAGGTATCAAGAGAGTTGAATCAGAATACCCAGTTTGCAGGTGCTTATTCTTTAGCTATGGAAAGTAGAGGGCAGGTCTATGCTGATAAGATATCTGAGATAATAGATCAGGTTGTTAATGGAACGCTTGATGCTAATGCAGGAAGAGTTGCTATTGATGGATTGAAATGGGTGAGCAGTAAGCTAGCACCTAAAGTGTATGGAGATGTACAGCGCATGGAGGTGAAGCATGAAACAAGTTATGTTGATGCGTTAAGGGAAGTCCAAGAAGTAATAGAGCAGGAAGCAGAAAAAACACAAGTGGGCGCACTACGCGCGCATGAACAGAAAGCAAGTAAGAATGTACACTAATCATAAGAAGAAAAAGAAAAAGACCAGAACAAATAAACCTAAGTAGTTGATATTATTATAAATTGATGGCGTAATATAGGGGATTTAGTTTATTATAGCTGAATTTTACCCCCCCCTGTTCGGACACACGCCCCCCCAGTGGAAAAAAAATTACCATCCTCATACTATGTCAGATGATTTTAAAAAAATTCTAAAAAAACTGCACAATGATCCAGTATTATTTGTGCGCACTGTATTAAAAGCAGAACCCCAGAAATGGCAAATAGAAGCATTAACCGCTGTCGTTAAAAGCAATAAGGTTGCGATCAAGTCTGGTCATGGTGTAGGCAAATCTACATATCTTTCTTGGCTGTGTTTATGGTTTTTATTAACACGCATTCCTGCAAAGATTGTGGCTACTGCAAATACAGCTTCACAGTTGCAGGATGTATTGGCTAACGATGTACAGAAATGGTCTAAAGAACTTCCTAAAGGCTTTCTAGATCAGTTAGAGTTTAAACAGGACAGGGTAGCATTAAAAGGCAGTCCAGATAGTTTTTTATCTTACAGGGTTAGCCGTAGAGAAAATCCAGAAGCATTAGCAGGCTTTCACTCGCAG